TCCTCTTGAAACCTACGGAATATCTACGGACAACCGCAAGAAAGTGAGGGAAAAGCCTTGATTCCAGCCAGAAACGGTGATAAAATAAGCACAAAGGACGGATGGTTGACTTGCCCGATCTGCAAGCGCAACCACCGACTGCTGAGGATCACAGACGCCACCAGGGCGAGAGGCCTGCCGGTCTACTGCCGGACGTGCCACAGCGAGGTGATCCTGGATATCGACGAAGGCCAGAGCGTGAAGCGCCAGAGCCAATGACTCCCCGGAGTGGGCGTTGTTGGGTCTGGCGTTTTTGTTTTTACCCGGAGGTGATAGCCCGTGGCAACAAAGCCGCTGAGACCGTGTTTATACCCGGGCTGCTATCGGCTGGTGCCCGGCGGGTACTGCGCAGAGCACCAGCCGAAGCCCAAGGAGCGGAGCCAGGAGGCGCAGGCCTGGCGCTGGATGTACCAGACACAGGACTGGAAGACGCTGCGCAGTGAGCAGCTCCTTCGGGAGCCGTGGTGCCGTGAGTGTGCCCAGCACGGCATCCGGACGAGGGCCACGGACGTGGATCACATCCGGGACCACAAGGGCGACTGGACTGTGTTCATCGACGCAAGCAATCTCCAGAGCTTGTGCCACAGTTGCCACTCCCGCAAGACTGCGGCGGAAATGAGCAAAAACGGGCCGCTTCGGCGACGCTGATCGCGGCGGAAATTGGCGAACGCTTGGGCGCACGGAAGCCCAGGCCCGCGCCTGCGGGGTTCCTTGCAGCCCTCCCCCCGGGCAGTTGAAGTTTTCGCCGTCGCCGGGAATACCGCGGCCCCCCCTCCGTGTGGGATTTTTTCCCCACGGGAGATTCGGCGGCGGTCCGGCGGCAGTCCATCGAGGGCCAGGGCGCTGCGGGAGCGCAGCGCAAAGGCGCAAAACGTTGCGGAAACGCAGCGGGAATTGAATCACATGGCATAGACCAAAAGCCTGAAAGGCAAGAGTCAGCACGCACCGGAGACCGGTGCGCGTCGGCCCTTGCCTTTTTTGTTTTCCGGTTCATGACCCGGCCCCTGTGCCGGTATTCATCCTTTCTTCCCCCTTCCCTTCCGGTCTCCGTGCCCTACCACGGAGGCCGGGTCATGAGCCGGAGCTACCGCCCTGCCTACGCCGAAGGCCTGCGCTGGATGCGCGGGGTATTGACGTAGACGCGGTGGGGCGGCACGGTCCGAATCGGACACATTCCCCCGACGCACACGGCGGCGTTCGCGCCGCAGCGGGTTTGATATCCTCCTGCGGCGGCCCTGGCTGCCATGCGAGGGTCGCCGTGTGCGCCGGGTATCACAGGAGGATCAGCATGGCAAAGAAAAAGACACCCGGCGGGACTGCCGGAAAGGGCGGCGTCAACCCGGCGCCGACGAGGGACGATCAGACGGTGCGGATCGCAGCGGAGCAGCTCACTATGGTCCCCATTGACGATCTTATCCCCTACGCGAACAACGCCAAAAAGCACGGCATTAAGCAGATCAACCAGATCCGGGCCAGCCTGCGGGAGTTCGGCTTTGTAACGCCGGTGCTCATCGATTTTGACAACAACATCATCGCAGGTCACGGCCGGGTGGAGGCCGCCAGAGCGGAGGGCATGAGCGAGGTGCCCTGTGTGCTGGTAACCAACCTGACAGAGGCCCAGCGCAAGGCGTACATTCTGGCGGACAACCGGCTGAGCGAGACGGCAGCATGGGACACGGAGCTGCTGAAAATCGAGCTGGAGGGTCTGGAGGCTTTGAACTTTGACACCGGGATCGCCGGTTTTGACGCGGAGAGCATGAAAGCCATCGAGGTGAACGCCTACACCCGGGCTGCTCCCGGAAAAGCTGCGGAGCCGGAAGGTAAGCACTTCTGGGGCGACGAGGAGGGCGAAAGCTCCGAGGAATACGAGGCGTTCACCGATAAGTTTAAGGCCAAGAAGACAACGGATGATTGTTTTACTCCTGAGATCGTTTATGACGCCGTCAAGGATTGGGCTATATCGCATTATAAACTGGGTGACGCTCAGATCCTCCGCCCGTTTTACCCGGGCGGTGATTATGAGCACGAGGACTACCCGGAAGGCTGCGTGGTGATCGACAATCCGCCATTTTCTATTCTTTCGCAGATTTGCAGATTCTTTGATGAGCATGGCATCCGCTACTTCTTGTTTGCTCCAGCGCTGACGCTGTTTTCCACAAATGCGGGAAAATCAAACTACGTGCCCGTTTCGGCCTCAGTTACGTACGAAAACGGTGCCCGCGTCAATACGTCCTTTGTCACAAATTTGGGGGGGTGGCGTGTGGAGATCTCCGGGGAGTTGTTTTCTTTGATAGATGAAGCTGACAAGCGCAACCGGGGCGAGTCCCGCATTGAACTCCCTGGGTACATTTATCCGCGCAACGTTTTATGCGTTCAGGATTTTGACCTTGCGAAGCATGGCCAGTCATTGTGTTTTTCCGATGAGGATCTTCAATTTACACGAGCTCTGGATGCCCAAAAGGAAAAAGGCAAGGCCATTTTTGGCGCCGGCTTTTTGTTGTCAGAGGCAGCAGCTGCTAAGAAATCCAAAGCAGAAGAAGCCGCATTGGAAGTCATGAGCGCACGTTTGGCTGCCATTTCTGAATCTCAGCAAAACTCCCGCATGTCAGCGGATGGGAAAATCATTTGGCCATTATCTGACCGCGAAAAGGCGCTTATAAAAAGCCTTGGGAAGCACGGCGGTGCCGTATGACGGTACAGGAGGCTGAGCGGATCATCGCGCGGACCAACAGCCCGTACCTGAAACGGGATATGCAGCGGTTTATCCGAAACCAGCGGAGAAAGGAGGGCCGGAATGGCCGGGAAAAGACAGCCAACGGATGTGGTGATCGCCAACGGGCGCAAGCACTTGAGCAAAACCGAGGAGGCAGAGCGAAGGGCCGGTGAGGTAAAGGTCTCCCCCGCCAAGACGGCCAAGCCGCCCAAGTGGCTGCCGGAGACGCTGAAAAAGGATTTCCGGGCTATCGGCAAGCGGCTGATCGCCTCCGGGCTTTACACGGAGCTGGACGCCGACACCCTGGGCCGCTATCTGGTGGCCCAGCACCAGTGGCTCATTGCCACCGGCGAGGCAGAGAAGGCGCTGGCCCAGCGGGATCAGGAGAACGCCGACGGCTGGGGCAAGATCCAAGAGCGCTATTTCAAGCAGGCCCGGAACTGTGCCAACGATATGGGCCTGACCGTCACCAGCCGCTGCCGTCTGGTGGTGCCGAATACCGGCAAGCAGGCGACGGAGGACAGCAACCCCATGCTGGAGCTGATCCGGGGAGGCATGGATCGGTATGCCTGAGATGTTGACGCTGACGCCGGGTATCGAGGTACCGACGCCGGATGACGGCGCGGAGCTCCGGTACAACCAGGAGGCCGTGAACCGTGTGGAGAAATTCTTCTCCATGCTGGTGTTCGGCCAGAATGACTGGGCTGGCAAGCCCTTTGAACTGCTTCCGTGGGAGCGCGACCTGATCCGGCAGTTCTACGGCATCGAGGTCAAGGATGATGACGGGCGTTGGGTACGGTATCGGCGCTTCCTCTATAACGAGATCCCGAAGAAAAACGGAAAGAGCGAGCTGGCAGCGGGACTGGGGCTGTACCACCTGCTGGCTGACGGCGAGCAGAAGCCAGACGTGGGCATTTTTGCCGTGGACACGGAGAACGCCGATATCATCTACCAGTGCGCAAAGTACATGGTGGAGAACTCCGTCATTGGGCAGCCGCAACATCGGCCACTGGCGTGGGCGCGACCCAGCGTGCGGGAGATCCGCACCCGCTTTGGCGGACGGATGAAGGTGTATTCCGGTGACGTGGATAACAAGCATGGCCCCAGCTTCTCCGCTATCCTCTGCGATGAGCTTCACGCATGGGCGGGTCGGGCAGGCCGGGAGCGGTGGAATGTTTTGACTACAGGCTCCGATGCTGCCCGCGCCCAGCAGACCGTCATGGTGCTGACCACGGCGGGCAACGACCCCGACCGCACGTCCATCGGCTGGGATCGCCATGAGTATTGCCGCCGTATTTTAGCGTGGCGGCGGGGTGAACCGGAGCGGCCAAGCGACACAGACGACAGTGAGTGGCTGCCCATCATGTACGGCATCTCCACGTTGACCCAAGATGACCCAGACAGGATCGCGGATCTGGACATCTACGACGAGGAATTGTGGAAAACCTGCAATCCAAGCTACGGCGTGACGATGAAAGCCCGAAAATTCCGGAAGGAGGCTCAGGCCGCCAAGATGAGCGAGGCGGCGGAGCGCAATTTCCGGTGGCTGCGGCTCAACCAGTGGATCAGCACCAAGGACGTGGGGTGGCTGCCTCTGACACTCTACGACAAGACCCAGATCGGCCCCTCCGCCAAGGCGGAGCGGGAGGCGTGGGTGGAGGAGCATCTGACGGGCAAGACCTGTTACGGCGGGCTGGATATGTCCCTTCGGACGGACCTCAGCGCTTTGGTGCTGGTATTCCCGCCCCAGCCGGGACTGGATCAGGGCGTGGCCCTGTTCCGGGCATGGCGGCCCCTGGATGGCGTGACGGAGGCAGAGCAGCGGGACCATGTCCCATACCGGGACTGGGAGCGGGCCGGATTCCTCACCCTTTGCCAGGGCGACATGATCGACAACCGGGACGTGATCGCGGCCATTCTGGACGCCAAGGAGCGGTATGACCTGCGGGCGCTGGGCATTGACCAGTACCTGACGGCTACCATGACGCCGCTGCTCCAGGACGAGGGCGTGGAGATCATCGCCATCCCCCAGACCATGGCGGGCATGAGCCCGGCCATGAAGGAGCTGGAGGGGCTGATAAGGGAACACAAAATGCTCCATGTACATAACACCTGCGGCCGGTGGTGCTTCGGCAACGTCCGGTGCGCGGTGGACGGCAATGAGAACCAGAAGCCGATGAAAAACCGTAGTATCGGACGCATCGATATTACGGTGGCGTGGATCATTGCCGTGGCGGCATGGATCGTGAAAAGAAATCAGAAGCCGGATCTGGCGGCGGCGATGAGCCGTCCCGGTTTTAGCTTATAACGCGGTCCGATTCGGACCGGAAAGGAGACCGCATGAAAAAAGTAAAGAGCGCTCTGGCCCGGTTCGGCCCGGACGTGCTGCTGGTCTGCGGCGTGGGCACCGTGGCCGTGGGCTTCGGGATGATCTGGCTGCCGCTGGGCGTGATCGTGGCCGGCGGGGCGCTGATCGCCTTCTCCCTGCTGAGCGGTCCGGGAGGTGATGAGCAGTGAGCATGACCAACAGGCTGCGGATGGCCGTCAGCCGTCCGCAGCAGGTACGGAATGACGTGACCGTCAAGACGCTGGCGGCATCCGGCGGGCTGGCCGTGGGTGAGCTGACCGAGACTACCGCCCGGAAGCTGAGCGCGGTGGACGGGTGCATGGAGATCTTGAGCAACTCCATCAGTAAGCTGCCCAACTACATCATGGACAGCCGGACGCGGGAGCACGTAGACCACTACCTCCTGCGGCTGCTGAATGTCCGGCCCAACGAGGCCATGACGCCCAGCATCCGGCGGAAGGTGCTGGAGAACAGTCGGAACGAGGGCGGCAACGGCTATGACTGGATCATCCGAGACCCCCGGACGGGGATCATTCAGGAGCTGATCCCGGTGCCCTGGTGGCTGGTTCAGCCCTGGCGGGATGAGGCCGGGCGGGTGTGGTATACCGTGACCCATCCTGTGACCGGCACGCCCATGGTGCTGCCCAACGAGGATATCTGCCACTACAAGGCCACCACACGGGACGGCCTGACGGGCATCTCGCCCCTGCGGCGGGCCAGAGAGGTGCTGGCAGCGGCACAGGCGGCGCAGGCGTATGATCTGGCGTTTTACGCCAACGGCGGCCAGCCCAGCGGCGTGCTGGAGACCGACAGCGATCTGGGCGGTTGGGCGGAAGACGTCAACGGGAAGCACATCCAGAACGCGGACGGCAGCTATCAGACCCGAAAGGATCTGCTGCGGCATGAGTGGGAGAAAGTTCATGCCGGGCCCAACAACAGCCACCGGGTGGCCATTCTGGATCTGGGGCTGAAATACACCCCCATTGCCGCCACCAATAAGGACGCCCAGTTTGTGGAAAACAAGGAGGTCACCATCCGGGATATCGCCAGATACTTCGGCGTGCCTCTCTACAAGCTGCAAGAGGGCAAGCAGGCCTATGGCAGCAACGAGCAGAACGCCATTGAGTACGTGGTGAGCACTCTTCATCCCATCGTCAACCAGTACGCGGAGGAGCAGACGTGGAAGCTGCTGACGAACACGGAGCTGCGGTATGGCTTGGAGATCCGGATCAACATGATGGCAGAGCTCAAGGGCGACACGGCCAGCCGTGGCGCCTGGTACACCAACCAGAGGAACAACGGCGTGTTTTCTGTCAATGACATCCGGGCACTGGAGGACTTGCCGGATGTGGAAGGCGGCGATGAGCGCCGGGAGAGCCTGAACTATGTCCCCCTGAAGGACTGGGCACGGCTCAGCGAACAGAGAAACGGAGGGAACGCAAATGCGGGTAACACTTAACGGCATCGTTGCAGCCGATGACGATGTGGAAATCTACCAGTGGTTTGGCTTTGCGGCTTTTTCGCCCAAGGCGGTGCGGGACGCGGTGGCGTCCACCCCGGAGGGAGAGGAGCTGGTGCTGGAGATCAACAGCGGCGGCGGCAGCGTATTCGCCGGATCCGAGATCTACAGCGTTTTGAGATCTTCCGGCATCCACACGGTGGCAGAGGTCCAGAGCCTTGCCGCCAGCGCAGCCAGCTACATGTGCCTCGCCTGTGATGAGGTCCGGATCTCCCCGGTGGCACAGATGATGATCCATCTGCCGTCCACCTGCACCAGAGGAGACCGTGGAGATCATCTGCGGAGCGTGCAGATGCTGGACAGCACCCGGGAGGCCATCCTCAACGCCTACGAGCTCAAGGCCGGCGGCAAGGCCGACCGTGCGGAATTCCGCCGGATGATGAACGCCGAGACGTGGCTGACGGCTCAGGAGGCTGTGGACTGCGGTCTGGCTGACGGCATCATCGGCGAAACCGCCAGTATTGCCCCGCAGAACGTGATGAACGCCATCGGCAGCGGAATCCGGGCGCTGGGATGCGCCGGAATGCCGGACATCACGGAGCTGCGGGCCAGATACATGGCAGAGCAGCACCCCACGCCGGAGACAGACCCAGCACCCACAGCATCAACGGGCGGTGAGCCCGATGCAGATACCGGAGACTGGCAGGCACAGGCCCGCCTGGATCTGGAAAAAATCAGATTTTAAACGGAGGTAGCAAAACATGAACAATCTCAGACGCGATCTGGTGGATCTGACCACCCAGCGCACCGCCCGTCTGGAAGCCGCACAGGCGGCTCTGGATGCGGGCAACCAGGCGGACTACGATTCCGCCATGGCGGATGTCCGTGATTTCAACGGCCGCATCCAGAACATTCAGGATCTCATCACCGAGCAGGACCGCCAGATCATGGCCGCTCCCGCTCCCGCCGGTGCAGAGGCCCGCGACATGGCCGAGGAGCGCGGCCATGCCCTCATGGCCGGCAAGGCCGTGACCTTCACCGCCGACGAGACCCGCCGGGCCGTGATGAACTCCATCACCCTGGCCACCGGTACTGTGGTGGAGCCCACCGGTGCCGGCAGCAACATCCGGGACCCTCTGGGCAACGTGGTTTCCTCCATCGTGGATCAGGTGTACGTCCAGAACCTGACCGGCATGGGCAGCTTCCTGGAGCCCTATGTGATCTCCGAGATCGACGCCAAGGGCGGCAAGGTGACCACCAACGCCGGCAAGGCCCGCACCACCAGCGCCGACCCCACCTTCGGCGTGGCCAAGATCAGCCCCTACGAGCTGAACGTGACCCAGTTCGTTGACCGCAATATCTCCCGACTGAGTCCCGCCGATTACTACACCAAAATCTACAACATGGCCATGCGGGCCATGCGGCGCAAGCTGGCGGCTTTGATCGTCAACGGCGACGGCCAGGCTTCCCCCGATATGTTCGGCATCAAGAACGCCAAGAACGTAGCGGGCGCCGTGATCGCGGCCAGCGTGGACGTGTCCAGCATCGACGAGAACCTGCTGGATGACCTGTTCTTCCAGTACGGCAGCGACGAGGCCATCGGCCAGAACGCCCGGCTGCTGCTGAACAAGACAGACCTGAAGGCCATCGGCAAGCTGCGCAACAGCGACAAGCAGCGGGTGTTCAAGATCAACCCTGCCACGGGCAACCCGAACGTCGGCACCATCGAGGACGGCGGCAACATTGTGCCCTACACTATCGTCAGCGATCTGACCGCCCTGTCTGCCTCCACCGCTGGCAGCGCTGCCATCCAGACCATGCTGTACGGCGATCCCGCCAACTACGAGCTGGGCCTGTTCGGCGACTACACCGTGCGGGTGGATGACAGCGTGAAGGCTGTGGAGCGCATGGTCACGATCCTGGGCGACGCCATGGTGGGCGGCAACCTGATCGTGGACAAGGGCTTCGTTATCGCAAACCTGCCCAAGTCCGGCGGCTGATCGGAGGGGTGACAGATGGCGGCGTTTAGTGATCGGCAGGCCAGCATCCTGAGCTACTGCCGGATCGACGATCCCACGCCGGAGGATCTGGCCCTGCTGGAGGGTTTCCATGCGGACGCCGTCAGCTACATGCGCAACGCGGGCGTGGCGGAGCCGGAGACCGGTTCCGCCCGCCTGACCCAGTACAACACCTGCATTCTGGCGATGGTGCTGGACGCCTGGGACAATCGGGGCACTCAGACTGCCGACAAGGCGTTTGCAGACAATCCGGCCTTCCGGAGGCGGCTGAACCAGTTGAAGCTGACGGAGCCGGTGCGGTCCGATTCGGACACGGAGGGCTAAACCATGGACGTAAATGCTGGAAAGCTGAATAAGCGGGTGGAGATCGTGCGGATCTCCACCTACCCTGACGCTGACGGCTACGCAGTCCCCACGGAGACGGTGATCCGGCGCCCATGGGCGCAGTTCTCCCGGGTCAGCGGCTCCGAGGCACTGCGGCAAGGCGCGGACATGAGCGACGTCAAGGTGCGGTTTCTGGTCCGCTCCGGGCATACGGCCATCAGTCGGAAGGACCGGGTGCGGTACAATGGCGCGGACTACGAGATCGAGTACGTCAATGACTACGGCGACAGCGGCGAGTATACGGAGCTGATCGCCAGGCTGCTGACGGCGGGAGGCTGAGTATGAGCATCAACGAGACCATCATCCAGGCGGTGACGCCCATCGTGCCGGTATGCGTTCCGGATGTGTACCGGCCGGACGCCGGGGAGACTCCGGCAGAGGTCTACTGCGTGTTCAACTACACAGAGTCTCCGGATGTGTTCGGTGACGATGAGCCGCAGGCCATTCGGTATCTGATCCAGTTGCACCTGTATCTGCCGCTGGGGCAGACGCCGCTCCGCCTGAAACGGCAGCTCCGGCGGGCCATGCTGGACGCCGGGCTTGCAGTGGGTGATTATACAAACGCCAGCGATCTGGAGGGCCAGCACTACGTTCTGGAGTGTCAGGCGCTGGATCTGGAGGTGGGCTGATGGGCTTCACGGTCAGAGGGCTTGACGAGTTTTCCCTATCTCTTCAGGAACTGGCGGAGCTGCCGAACGCGGTGCAGGATGACATGCTGGAGGCCGGAGCCGCAGTTGTGGCCAAAGCCCAGCGAGACAAGGTGATGGCTTACGGCATCTATGACCGGGAGAGCACCCAGCATGTGGCGGATTCCATCAAGCCGGGCAAGGTAAAGCTAAAAAAGGGCGAGAGGGTCATCTATGTCAGCCCCACGGGTAAGCGGAAACGGGGCAACACAGAGACCCGCAACGCGGAGATCTTATTTGTCAACGAGTTCGGCAAAAAGGGCCAAAGCGCCCGGCCTGCCGTGCATGACGCCAACGAGGCCAGTGCGGAAGCCACCACGCGGGCAGAGTTTGAGTTTTATGACAGGTGGCTGAAATCCAAAAATCTGTAAGGAGGAAACCATGGGCAACAAAGCAGTTAAAACACCTCTTGGTATGGTGTCCAGTTACTTCTTCCCCTTTGCCAGTGAGCCGGTGGGCACCCATCCGGTTTACGGCGATAAGGTGGACATGGGCGCAGCCGTCAAGGGCTATCTGAGCCTGACCACGGCCTCCGGCGACATCACCGGCGATGACGCCATGCTGCTTTATTTCGAGCAGTTCGTCTCCGGTCAGGTCGATGTGGAGACCACGCTGAGCGATCTGGAGGTCAACGCCAAGCTCTACGGCCACAGCTACAAGGCAGGCCGGGAGACCGCCAAGGGCGAGGACAGCGCCCCCAACGGCGCCTACGCCTTCATTGAGCCGATCTTGAAAAAGGACAAGACCCTGGTCTACCGGGCCTCGTTCTTCTACAAGGTCACGGCCATGCTGAGCGCGGAGAAGCAGGAGGCGGACACCCGCAAGAGCGATTTCAATCCCAAGATGAACGCAGTGAGCCTGCGGGTGATGAAGGACAACGCGGACGCATGGCGCGAGCGGCAGGAGTTCCCCACCCAGTCCGAGGCAGAGGCATTCATCGACTCTCTGGCGGGCGGCACGGCGGCCTACGGCGTGACCATCACCCATATCGGCACCGGCACCAGCGATCCCGGCGAAGGCACCACCTATGTGACCGCCGGGCAGAGCCTGGCCATCGACTTCGGCACCAAAGACCCCACGGCGCTGTATGACAACGCCGTCAACGTGACCAGCAAGCTGGCCACGCACAAGTACACCGTAAGCTCCATCGCGGCGGCTCACGAGATCGTGGCCGTCTGGAGCACCTGATCTTTACAGCAAGGACGGCCCGCAATGGGCCGCCCTTGCAGGAGGTTTTTGCCATGCGATACGTTACGTTTGATTTCGACGGCAGCCCTCTGCCGCTCATGCTGACGGCGGGGGCGCTTTTTGATATTTATGACCGCTTCGGCGTCCATGACAGCATCCTGCGGGCCACCGGGGCCATGGAGGACACCCCCCAGGGCTGGATGGCCTGCTGTGAGCTGGCGGAGCTGCTGATGCAGCAGGCGGCGCTGTGGCGCAAGCGGCAGGGCTATACCGACCGCAAGCGGACGGGCTGGCCGTTACGCTCTCAGGACCGGGCAACAATCCGCACCGCCGTGCGGCAGGCCATTGCGCGGGGTTTTTACCGGGCCGTGCCCTCCGGAGAGGACGCCGGGGAGGTCAACTTAGTTCTGGCGGCCCGGGAGGATGAGCGGGCGGAAGATCCGGAGCGGCTGCGAATCAGTTTTCTGGCCGTATGCGCCGCCCGGCTGCATCTGGCCCCGGCAGACGCCCTGCTGCTGACGCCGGGCGAGTATCTGGACATGGTGACGCTTTTGAGCGGCGGAGAGGAGGGAGACTATGGCGGTCCGGCAGATTACAACTGAGATCTCGATCAAAAACGAGGCGGAATTCCGGAAGCAGATGAAAGCTGTGAACAACAGCCTTTCCGGCATGAAGTCTGAGATGGCCAAGGTCTCCGCCGAGTTTGACGGCCAGGCCAACAGCGCCGAGGCGCTGCGGAAGAAGCAGGCCATTTTACAGCAGCAGTATGACCAGCAGAAGGAGAAGGTCCAGGCACTGGCCCGGATGCTGGAAAGCGCCAAGAGCGCCTACGATGAAAACAGCGATGTAGTTCTGAGCTACCAGCGGCAGCTGAACACGGCCACGGTGGAGCTGATCAAGTTCGACCGGGAGCTGAAGAACACCGACAAGTATCTGGATGAGGCCGCCCAGTCCGCAGACGGTACGGCGTCCAGCATCGACGAATTCGGCAAGGCCGTCAAGGACGCCGGGGATGAGGGCTCCGACGGCATGGGCCAGCTCAAGGAGGCTTTCAGCCAGCTGGGCGATGCGGCCAAGAGCGGCGACATCAACGGCGTTGTGGAGGCTCTGGGCTCCATGAAGGGCGTGCTGGTGGGCGGTGCTGCTGTGGCCGGGGCCAAGGCTCTGGCGGACGGCATCGTCAACATCACGGAGTCCACCAAGGAGTACCGGACCATTTTAGGGACGCTTGAGACCTCCAGCAAGCAGGCCGGTTACACCCAGGAGCAGACCACAGAGATCTACAAAAAGTTTCAGGCTGTGCTGGGCGATACGCAAAAGGCCGCCACGGCTACCGCCAATCTTCAGGCGCTAAAGCTAAGCCAGGAGGATCTGACGGTGCTGATGGAGCAGGCCATCGGCGCATGGGCCACCTATGGCGACTCTATCCCCATCGACAGCCTGGCCGAGAGCATCAACGAGACGGTGCAGGTGGGCAAGGTCACCGGCGTCTTTGCGGACGCCCTCAACTGGGCAGGCACCAGCGAGGACGAGTTCAACGAGCGTCTGGCCGCCTGCGCCGATACCACCGAGCGGGCCAATCTGGTGCTGCAGCAGCTATCAGAGCAGGGCCTACAGGCCACCGGGCAGGCGTGGGTGGAGAACAACCAGGACATCATCGCCGCCAACACCGCCCAGGAGACCATGAACGAATCCATGGCCCAGCTGGGCGAGGCGCTACAGCCTGCGGCCAGCTTCCTGCTGGAGTACGGATCTGCTCTGGTGGACGTGGCAACGATGGGCGTCAACGCTCTTTCGAGCCTGGTGGAGTGGTTCGGAAATCTGTTTACTGCGCAGCAGAAGGCCACGCAGGCCAGCTTTGAGGCCATCGACAGCCAGTACAGTCTGGCGGACTATCAGGCCAACGGCCTGGTCAATGCCGGCGGCGTCATCGACTACGCAGCCGCCAAGCGAATGCAGGATGCCGGGACTTTTAAGCGGGCCGCCGGGGTGTCCAAATCGGATGCACTCCAGCGGGGCTGGAGTGTCTCGTCTGTGTCGGACCTCCTCAAGCGGCGGATCAACGGCTCCCACGCCAACGGGCTGGATTACGTCCCCTTTGACGGCTATGTGGCGGAGCTGCACCAGGGCGAGGCGGTGCTGACCTCCGGCGAGGCCAGCTTCCTCCGCAGCGCCATGGCGGCGGGGCGGACGCTGGGCGGCAATCGGCGGAGCAGCCGGGGCGTGTCCGATTCGGACACCGGCGGCAGCGGCGGCATGCCCAAGGTCTATGACCTGACGATCCCGGTGGAGCTGACCATTGACGGCGCCACTTTCGCCCGGAAGGAATACAAGTACCGCATCGCAGAGGACAACCGCCGGGGCGTCTCTCTGGCGGGGAGAGGAGGCAGCCGATGACACGGCCACCCTATATCGTAGACGGTGTGGATTTTACCGACTACGTCAACCGCTGGCAGTACTCCGTAGGCTATGTGTACCGGGAAGGCTCTAACGCGGCCCTGCGGCTCAGCGGCTTACAGCCCCGGGACCTGCTGGCTATCAAGACCCGGGTCTCCGTGACGGTGAATGACCAGCAGGGGCCGCAGCTGGCGGCGCTGCTGACGGCGGTGCTGAAGAATTACGTGCAGCTCACCTACTTCGAGCCCAAGGACAACGCCGCCCGGACGGCCACCTTCATACCCACGGTGGAGGAGGTCAGCATCCCGCCGGTGCCCGGCTCCGTCCGATGGGGTAAGGGCTTCCGGATCACCATGGAGGAGGCGTGACGATGGCAGTTAACGAGATCCGCTACAAGGGCGTCAGCTACGCCATGGACGATGATATCAAGGTCCCCTCCGGGATCCTATACGAAGTCAAGGCCCTCCGCTCCGACAGTCTTGAGGCCAACAGCCTCACCGTCACGGTGTTTTCCGATGACAAGGCCATCATGGGCTTTGCGAAAAATGACAAGGTGGAGTATTTTCGGAATGGCCGCCGGGTCGGCGTGTACTATCTCCAGACGGTGGAGCGGGTGGGCAGCGACGCCTATACCCTCTCCGCCCTCTCCGCACTTGGGCGGCTCATCACCATGCGCCACGTTGGCGGCATCTACACCGGCCAGACGGTGGCGGAGGTAGTCCCCCAGATCTGCGGCCCGGTGGCGGTGATGATCGAGAGCGTATATGCCAGCCGCAAGCTGTACGGCTACCTGCCGTACAGCAACCCGGACACCCGGACCGGCAACGGCCGCAGCGCTCGGGATAACCTCTCCCAAGTCCTGTTTGCCATCGGGGCGTCTTTGGGAACTGACGAGAACGGCGTCATGCGGGTGGAGAAGCTGTGGGACGGCGTCTCTGCCACGATCACGGCGGACCAGATCAACGAGGACTCCTGCTCCACCGTGTACGAGACCCCGGTGAGCGCCGTGGAAATCACGGAGCACCAGTGGGTCAAAAGCCAGGATACCGTCACCCTCTTTGAGGGCACGGCAGAGGACGGAGCCCTGGTGACATTTGAGGACCCTGCCCACAGCCTGACGGCGGAGGGCTTCGCCATCACCGAGCAGGGGGACAACTACGCCATCCTGTCCGCCGGGACCGGCACCCTCACCGGCAAGAGCTACAACCACCTGACCCGCATCGTCCGCCGGACGGTGACGGAGGGAGCTGAGGAAAACGTGGTGACGGTGAGCGACGCCACGCTGGTGTCCCTCACCAACAGCGTGGACGTGGCCAAGCGCATGGCGGACTACTACCGCCACCGGGAGACCATCCGGGTGGACGTGGAGCCCGGCACGGAGCGGGCGGGCAGAGTGGTGCAGATCTTCCATCCCTGGGACAAGAAGATGGTCCAGGCTTGCGTGGAGAGCCGGGAGACGGTGATCTCCGGCATCCTCAACAGTCAGACCAGCGCACTGGTGGGATTCAAGCCCGCGCAGCCGGATACGAGCCAATATTATAACGTCCGTCAGGAAATCCTTGAGGACACTGAAATTGTAATCCCGGAAGGAACCACGTCAATTCATGCAGTGCTTGGCTCTGCAGGGGATGATGGGCAGGCCGGAGCAAATGGCACGGCTGGTACTGACGGAGGATACGCTCGAATCAATTCCAGCGAAACAGGAACGTCTGTAGGTACACAAGGCAAAGGTGGGGCAGGAGGAAAGGGTGGCCTCGGCGGCAGCGGCGGAAAAGTTCTGTCTGCTGATCTGGAGGTCTCCCCCGGCGATGTGCTGCACATCCATATCGGCTTAAACGCTGGGCAGAAAGAAACCACCATTACTTTGAACGGGAAGCTCGTCAGCAGCGCACAGGGGGCCGTTATGGCTGCCGGATACACAGACCCTACTACGGGGGACGTATACTCTGTTCCTGGCGTTTCCGGGATCGATGGCGCAGCGGGCGGCAATGCACAGACGACCACCGCTGATGCTTCCTCTGGTGGAAATGTTGGAGAATTCACGGGTGCCCATGGAACCTCGGCCAGACTGGAGGATTATACCAACACTGATAAGGTAGCGGATGGATACACGCAAAGTACAAACTCTTCTACAAGTCAGTATGGCACATTCACCGGTAGGGAAGATATCTCCACGGACAAAGACGGCTATGTCACTTTCCTGGGTCGTGAAAAGACGATTGGCGGCACGGCCAATTCGTTTGCTGACGGCACGGCATATAGATTAGTGTCTTCTGATTCTAACTACACGCAGTACAGAAAGGGCGTGGCCTCCAAGCCAAATGTCACTGTTACTACGATTACAAATACGCATAAGTACAAGACCATCCGTGCACGAACAACCTATGGCAACCTCGGAAGCGGTGGCGGCGGGGCTGCACAGGGGGCAAACGCCAGCGATGCTGCCGGTGCGAATGCTGCTGCGCCGGACGCACCCACTAAGCGTGGGAGCGGTGGCAATGGTGGCAACGGCGGCGGTGGCGGCGGTGGCGGTGGCGGTGGCTACGTATCAATTACCGGAGACGCCGCAGCCAGCGCGGGCGGAAGAATGTATGGGCTATCCGGAGGAACAGCAGGCCAAGGAAGCAAGGGCTCCCACGGCTCAGACGGATACGCCATTTTGTACTATGGTCTTATCAGTAAAAGCCACACAGGCCCATTGGTCACATCCGAACAAAAGTGGCTGCTGGATAAGCTGGGCCGCAGAATGATTGTATAAGGAGGCAGCTATGGCAACACTGGAAGAGCGTGTGACGGCACTAGAAACCCAGCTGGCAGCGCTGACCGCTCCGCCCACGGAGTATTACACGATGGCAGAAACCGGCGAGACGGTAGATGCTGCCGTGCAGGCGGTAAAGAACGGGAATTTTGAGATTCCATCCTCCACGGCGGGAAGCACGAAGAAATTCAAGCTGACGGTGGACGATACCGGCACCGTCAGCGCCACGGAGGTGACGTCCTGATGGTACAGGGTGATGCGTACAGCATCGATATCACGATCAAAAACATGGGCGAGGCGATCCCGATTGACACCGTGGAGAAGGTGGAGATCACTCTGCTGAACCTGACACGGTCCTATCCGGAGGAGGTCACCTACTCAGACGGGAAATTCCACTTCCCGGTCACCCAGGCGGAGACCTTCAAGCTTCCCCCGGTGTGCCCCATGCAGGTCCGGGTGAAGTTTACCGGCGGGGACGTGGTCGGCTCCATGATCCAGACGGTGGCGGTGGCCGGGGCGATCAGTAAGGCGGTGCTGTGATGCTTACCTTTGAGCTGCAGCCGCGCGAGGCCCTTGAGATTTCCTTTGCCGTGTCCATCGTCGCGGGAAATGGAGACCCCTACACCGGAGCCTACAAGGTGACGCCCAAGATCTACGGCCCGGTGGTGCTGGAAACAAAGGACAAGTCCATGGCGGACGATGTGACGGTCTTAAAAATCCCCCAATTTGAGGTGTCCAACGAGGCCGGGGGAAATACATTGATTATGGGAGACGAGTATTATGGCGGATAAGTACATCAACAAGGTCATCGTCGGCAATGACGTCAAGCTGGACCTCACCGCTGACGATATCACTGCCGACAAGCTGGCGAAGGGCATCAAGGCCCATGACAAGAGCGGTGCACCCATTGTGGGCACCAGCACCTTCGATTCCGACACTTCCGAGGACACCGCCGTTGCTGCGGAGATCCTTCTGGGGAAAACGGCCCACGCGAAAGGCGCGAAGCTGACCGGCACCATGCCGAATCAGGGCGGCAAGACCCTTGACATTACGGACAAGGCGGCCCCCGTTTCCATCCCCATGGGCTTCCATGACGGCTCCGGCAAGGCGCAGATCGCGGAGGCGGAGGCGGCAAAGCTGATCCCCGCCAACATCCGGGAGGGCATCACGGTCTTGGGCGTGGCCGGTACCATGAGCGGCAATGAGGGCATGAAGGCGCAGGCCAAGAGCGCCACGCCCACCTTCGCCCAGCAGGAGATTTTACCTGACGAGGGCTACAACTGCCTGTCCTCCGTCACTGTGGCGGCGATCCCTGTCAGCTACACCGACAACGAGCAGGGAGGCCAGACCCTGAAAGTAGGTGCGTAAGAATGGCGGTCAACAAGGTCGAGGTAAACGGTGAGACGAAGCTGGATCTGACCCAGGACACCGTGACCCCGGAGAATCTGCTCTCCGGGGCCACCGCCCACAATTCCGCAGGCGTCCAGATCGTCGGCAAATACCAATCCGTGACCCTCACGGGGCTTGAAATCACAGCTCCGCCCAAAAAGACCGCCTACCTGACCGGAGAAACCTTTGATCCGGCGGGCATGGTAGTCACAGCTACCTATTCCAACGGGGCGAAACTGGAGAACCCTGCGTACACGGTGGCCCCGTCTGGGGCGCTGGCTGTGGGAACAACTACTGTCACCGTCACTTACTCCGAGGGTGGTATCACGAAAACGGCAACGCAGGCAATCTCCGTGTCTTTTAAGTCGGCTGCGTCAGCGTCAACCAGTGCGGCGGCTGGTGTGTCATATACTTCCGGTTTGTCCGGTTTGTCTGCGGAGGACGTCACTGCATTCGCTGAGGCGATTTCTAATAACAGCAACATTACAAATGCGACCTCCACTGTTTATGTGGATTTTGGCAGTATTCATCGTAAGATCAGCGTTGGCGATCAGGTAACATTGCCGTTGGACGGAACCAATTATGCTTTCGACGTGATCGGCTTCAACCACGATACGCTGACTACGCCCACGGCATACGGAGTTGCGACCGCCACCGGTAAGGCGGGCATTACGTTCCAGCTGCATGATCTGTTTGTAACAATCTTCGCGATGAATGACAGCCGAACTAATGCTGGCGGTTGGAAGAGCAGTAAGATGCGCACATCCACGATGGTAACCATGAAGGGGTATCTGCCTCCTGCTTGGCAGACCGCCATTAAGCCGGTCAATAAAGCGTCTGGCACTGGCGGTGGCTCTTCCAGCGGCACAGAGACGGTCTCTGATAACTGCTTCCTGTTGGCAGAAGGCGAGATTTTTGGCGATACGACGAATTCTGTGGCCGGAGAGGGTGTTCAGTACGCCTACTACAAGGCGGGCAATTCAAAAATCAAGAACCAGAATGGCTCCGCTTATCTCTGGTGGGAGCGTTCCCCTGCTTCCGGCGGCAGTGATGTCTTCTGTTTTGTTTACACCAGCGGCAGCGCCGGCAATTACTACGCCGACGTTCCTGTTGGCGTTGCGTTCGGCTTCTGCGTTTAAAAAGCTGGAGGTTTAATCCTCCGGCAGGTCCCGCAGGGCTTCCGACGCAGCTTGCTGGGTGACGATCTTTTACAGGGGCTGCGTCGGAATGTGTCGGAATGCGGGAACAAGAAAAAATTTTAGAGGTGTGTTATGACGGAGACGATAATCTGCGCCCTCATCACAGGGGGGCTGACGCTGATGGGCGTTCTCATCGCCAACGGCAAACAGCAGGCGATCACGGACACCAAACTGGACGAGCTGACCCGCGAGGTGCGGGAGCACAACAGCTTCGCCCAGCGGGTGCCGGTGATTGAGGAGCAGATCAAGGTAATCAATCACCGGATCAATGATCTGGAGCATATCAGTGAACGCTGAAAGGAGAACACTATGGAAAACATTAAAAAACGGCTGGGCAATCTGCTTGCGGTGAAAAGCCTCGTGACCATCACCCTGACGGTGGTGTTCGCGGTGCTGGCCCTGCGGGAGAGTATTAGCGGCAGCGAGTTCCTGACCATCTTCACGGTGGTCATCGGCTTTTACTTCGGCACCCAGAGGGTCAACGAGGACAAGAACAGTTGAAAACGGTTGAAGAATCAACCGAAAAATTTGAAAGGGGTACATACCATGGAAAAGATCTACGAGAACATCATCAACGAGGGCAAAAAGAACGGCAAGCCCGTGGAGACCATCAACGCAGAGCTGAAGGAGGCCGGTGCCAACTTCCACCTGAATCCCGACGGCGGCGTGTCTGGTTGGAGCGACAAGGAGATGGCCGAGGGCTTCATCCCCGCCGAGAAGGAGCCGGAGGACGTGAAGCACCTGCATGACTACATGCGGTACGATGTCACGAAGGCCGGTCAGACCGTCCGTGTGGAGACCCCGGAAGGCACCTACGACATTACGTGGGATGAGGGTGGCCATTCTGAAAAGGCTGTGAGAGTCAATGGTTGATACGTTCGACTGCGCCCGTGCGCAGATCTACCACAACACCGGCAAGCTGACCCCGGCGCAGATCAAGCTGAAAACCGGCTGCACCCACATCATCAACGGCTATCTGTTCAACGGACGCTTCGTTCCAGTTGGCTGGTGCGTGATCGACGGCAAGGTCATCAGCCGGGACAAATACCAGG